ACAATAGTTGTAACATTTAATAGAAATATTCATCCTGAGTCAGTAATAGAAGGTAACTTTATATTAGCAGAAGCAGACGGAACACCAGTTAGTGGTACTGTTTCACAAACTGATTCAGATGAAGTAACATTTACACCAGATAGTAATATGACAGCCTCAACAGTTCATATTTTTGCTATTAGTGAAAATGTAAGAGCTTTAGATGATTATTCAGCAATGGCAGATAATGAGATAATTAATTTTACTACTGCTTAATTTATGATATAATTATCAATAAATAATAATATTGAGGTGGCTAATGTGAAAGATAGTGATAAAAGGAAAATTTATAATACAGCTAAAAAAAGAACTGAAAGAGATAAATTATTAAATAAAGGTGTTGAGATACCATTTGGTCAAACTAATGTTACACTAACAGCTTTAGATTGGGATTCTTCAAATGTATTTGAGGATTCTATTGTAGAATTAAGTAAAAAGTTCTCTTTTTTAACTGGTAGTGATATTATGAAAACAGGGATTGATACACTAATTGAGACAGCAGTTGACATATTAAGAAATGATTTAGTCAAATTAGCAAATGTAGCAACTAATGGTAAGGTTGATATTGATTATATTAAAGAAGTGAAAGCTACAAAGAATGATGTAATAACAGTAGTAATTGAAGCATTTAAGTTAAATTACAGTTACCTAAAAAACTTAATGACCCTAGCTCAAAATCAAGGATTGAAATAAATCAGCGTGAGATTGGTTGGGGTAACGTTTTTGATAAGCTTATGAGTGAGTATAATATGTCAATCATGGATGTTAGAAAGCTCACAAGAGAGCAAATGTTTTTATTTATTGATAAGATACATGATAGGGAAGAAGACAAATTAAAGAATGAAGTACATCTACATGGTGGTAAATGGAAATCTCAAGGTTTAGACACAGATGGAGCAATACCAATTGAGGATATAATAGAGAGCGATAAGAAATTAGGAAAGAAATCAAGTATGTAAGTAGTGAGCCGATTATAAAATTTTATAATCGGCTTTATTCATAGGAGGTGATATTACACATGGCAACTATAGGGGATTTAATTATAAATTTGCAAGTAAGAGGTGGACGTGAAGCAATTTCACAATTTAATGCGTTAAAAAGTGCTATGAGTCCTTTAAATAATGCTTTTAAAAATATTACAAGAGGTTTAATTAGTGGTATAACAGAAGGTCTTAGATTTAATATGATGATGGAAGATATGAACATGTCATTTCGAACATTAACTGGTAGTGCTGCTAAAGGTAAAGGGTTAAGTAATAATATACTAAAGTTAGCGGCAGATACACCATTGGCAACAGAAGCATTGGCAAAAGCAGCAAAAACAATGCTTGGTTATGGTATAGTAGCAGAAGATATCATCCCAAATTTAAAAATGTTAGGTGATTTATCACTTGGTAATAGTGATACTTTACAAAGGTTAGCAACAGCATTTTCTCAAACAACATCAGCAACAAAACTTACTGGTGAAGAAATGAGACAATATCGTAATGCTGGATTAAATCCATTAAAACTTATGTCAGAGCAAACAGGTGTAAGTATGGCTGAGTTAGATCAAAAAATGAGGGATGGTGAAATCTCAGCAGAAATGGTAAAGAAAGCATTTATTGGAGCAACAACAGGTACAGGGAGATTTTCAGGTGCTATGGTTAATGCTTCAAAAACTCTTAGTGGTCAGATGGAGAAATTAAGAGATTATGGTTCTATTTTTCTTGGAGAATTTACTCAACCTATTGTTAATGGTCTTAAACAAATAATACCAACATTTGTTGAGTTTACTCAAAGATTAACAAATGGTAGCTCAATTAAAAATAATGAAATAAATACAATGGATTCTATTTTTTCTAAAATAGGTAAAGTTGTAAAAGATGTATTCTCAGGTATGTCTAACGATATGATGGATATAATTATAACAGTAGGTCTTGTTATTGCTGGTATAGCACCGTTAGGAGTTGCCTTTGGTGCAATAGTAGCTGTTATTGGTTTTGCTGTATCTGGTATTAGTGCTTTAATTGGAGTACTTACCTCGATATCTCCTGTTGTATTTGCTGTAATAGGTGCGATAACTGCATTGGGTGCTATATTTTCTACTGTAGTTTCTAGGAATGAAGAAGCAAAATATAGTTTAATTAATGCTTTCCATAGAATTAAAAATACAATAACTGATTCAGCTGACACGATTATAAAAAACTTTAATAAAATTAAAGAGACCATAACAAACCTTATAGACAATGTAATAACGGCAGCTACACCAATAGTTAATACATTTATAGATTCATTAATGGAGATAGATTTTGACACAATTATATTATCAGCTAAACAATTAGGAGCAACTCTTAAACCATTGATAGACATTATAGGGCTTGTTGCTACTGCTTTAGGTGCTGTTTTAGTTGGTGCTATAAATGCAGTAATACGAATAATGGATAATGTGATCGCACTTGCATTAAATCTAGTTGGTGTTATTACTGGTACATTTGAAACACTATATAATATAATAACACTTAATTTTTCAGAAATGGAAGGTAGTATTGATAGATTATGGGCAAATATTGTAGGTCTTATAGGTAATGCTATTCAAATAATACTTGACTTAGTCATGGGGTTTGTTGATGGTATCATTGCTTTCTTTGAAGGTTTATCTAATACATTAGTTGGTAATTCTATTATCCCAGATATGATAAATGCAATAATAAGATGGTTTAATACATTAAAACAAATGGTTGTAAATATAGTTAGTGCTATAGCAACTAGAGTTAAAAATATATTCAATACAATGAAATCAATTATTACATCTATATTTAGTGTAATTGTGAGTGCTGTTAGTAAATCAATGTCTACTATTAAATCAGTAATTAGCAATGGTTTTAATGCTGCTAAGTCTATAGTTAGCAGAGTTATATCTAGCATTAAATCAGTAATTAGCAATGGTTTCAATGCTGCTAGGTCTATAGTTAGTAGGGTTATATCAAGTATCAGATCAGTAATATCAAGTGGTTTCAATGCTGCTAGGTCTATAGTTAGCAGAGTTATATCTAGTATTAGATCAATAGTATCAAGTGGTTTTAATTCAGTTAGATCAAGTATATCCAGAGCTATAAATAGTGCTAGAAGTTTATTATCACGTGGATTTAATGCTATGAAATCAATTGCTAGAAGTGCTATTAATTCCATTAGATCAACGGTTAATAGGTTATATGGTATTTTAGAAGTGCTATGAGTCGATCTGTGAGTGCTATAAGAAGTGTAGCAGGTTCAATGTATAGAGCAGGAGCAAACTTAGTAGGTAATTTGATAAGAGGTGTGACTTCTAAGATAGCAGCGTTTAGGTCAAAAATATCACAATTAGCAAGAGTTGCAAAACAATATATAGGCTTTAGTTCTCCTACCGAAAAAGGGCCAGGTAGAACCGCTCATAAATGGATTCCTAATTTAATTGATATGATGAGCAAGCAATTAGAACAAGGGGTAGGAAAAATGAGTTTTGCTAGTAGTAAATTGGCAAATGTAATACAAAAGTCAACAACAGCTACTATTGGCAACTCATTGCAAGCTAATAGAACTGTAATTAGTCAAGGTTCACCTAGCAATGTGTTGATACAAATAAATGCAAGTCATATGGATATAGATCAATTAGGAACTGCATTAGTTAGCAAACTAAGATCATATGGAATAAGACCACAATCTCAATAAACCTAGCAAGCAAAATAAACCTAGCAAGCAAAATAAACCTAGCAAGCAAAATAAACCTAGCAAGCAAAATAAACCTAGCAAGCAAAATAAACCTAGCAAGGAGGTGTTTCTTAATTGGGTTTAAGACATTTATATATTGGTGGTACTGGTGGAACTGGTGTAACTCCAACAGGAACAGAAGTACAGATAGGTAAACAATGGACACTAAATCAACGAATAAATAATAAAGATACATTTACATTTACAATCGAGGATGATAATAGTGCAACAATAGAACCATTAGTTGAGATATATTTTTATGATGATACTACCTACATATGGGGTGGAGTTATAAAGACTGTAGATATTGAGAAAACTAGTATCAATAGAGCTGTTTATTCAGTTAAAGCAGAAGATTTTACATGTTTAACTGAAAGACCCTTAGTTATTAGGTCATATGAAAATCAATCAATTTCAAATATTATAGATTCATTAATAACTACATACTTTAGTAGTTATGGTATAAGTGAGGGTACTAATACTATAACTACGGTTATAAAATTAATTAGTTTTAATTATGAAAAAGGTGATAATGTATTAAATCAATTAAAGAATTTTGGTAATTTTCAATGGAATGTAAACAAAGATAAAGAATTAAATTTCACATTAATTACATCAACAACTAGTACCACAACATTGGATAATGAACTATCTTTAAAAAAATCATTAAGTGCTGATAATTACCGTAATGTCCAATATGCAAAAGGGAAGAAGAAAAGAACATCAATAAATTCAGAAAAAACACCAACACCGAAACCAGATGGTAAAACACGAGAATTTTTTACTAATTACCCAATCGCAACAGAGCCAACAGTTGAAACTAATGTTAATGGTGCGGGATGGGTTGTTAAAACAGTTGGATTAAGAGGTTTAACTACTGGTAAAGATTTCTATTGGTCATACAATAGTACCCAAATATCACAAGATGAAAATGGAACTGTTTTAACTGATAGAGTGGCACCAGATACAGATGATCAAATAAGAGTAACTTATATTGGTTTAATACCTTTATTAATTGTAGTGTCTAATACAAATGAGGTCACAGATCATGGCTCTATAGAAAACTATATATATAATAAGTACATAGAGTCACCAGAAGATGGTAAGGATTATGCACAAACTTTATTAGATAAATATAGTA